GTACCTTCTATTTTAAAATTTGCAAAGTTGTCATTAACTTTGTCCATACCGGCTCTAATTGTGTCCCCGGTACCGTCATTAGCAGAAGAGCCTATATTAATTGTTTGTATTTCAGCCATTTTTTATTATTTATTTTTTAATTTTTTTACATTATGGTTTGATCCCACGTAAACAGTGTAGAGTCACATAGTATTTCTGTGTAATCACACGTTAAGGCAAATCCACCTAACACCGTGTCTGAACTTTGCATGTTAGTCCAGTATGTCATTAAAGGGTTTAATCCAAGAATAGGCATATTAGTACAGTGCTATAATATCGTCCGCAGTAGTACCAAGTTTAAAAACTCTATCCACTTGTATTGGTAATAATGATCCTGCTGCTATATTTTGAAACAATACAGCCCTGTATATTTCATATGTTTCGTTTCCGTCAGGGAACTTATCAGAATTTGCGTTGTCAATATCTACAAGACTTACGTTTTGACCACTATCATGTATTGCGCTAACAAAAGCAGCAAAATCTCCGTTGTCTGTAGTGTTAACTGCTATGTCTCTTATTTGAACACCATCTGTAACAAAGCTAGCATCAGTGTCTGCCAACCTGTTAGCAGTATTAGTATTAGCTGTACCTTTAGATATAGGTGCGCTTTGCCCAGAAAGCAATACACAAATATCTCCTTGTGTTCCAACGTATAAACCAGCTCTGTTAGAAGCCTTAACGTCTGTTAGTTGTCCTAAATTCAAGTGGTTGCTTAGGTAATTTATTGCAGCACTACCTTTAGTACTTGCATCTTTTAGTACAACAGCTCTATTAACAGTTTCTACACCGTTTTGTTCTCTGTACTGACTGTTTGCAATGTGAGCACTGCCTGTTATATCTCCGTATGCCATTTTGTTTTATTTTATCTAGTTTTATCTTTATTAATTAGTTCTATTGCTTTTTTCATTACTTTGTCAGTGTAGGTTTTACCCTGCATAATAACATTGCGTTGTTTACTTGTGGGTAAATCTTCTTGACCTAGTAATATTCTATATATTTTATTTATTAAAAGCTTGCACTTAACCGAAGTTTTGTACAAACTGTATTTTTGTGTTGTATTATTTTTGTGTCTCCACACTGTTATCCAACCTTCTCTTACGAGCCTTTGCCATCTTCTTTTATCCCAAGAATATGTATAAGTACCGTTTAAAAAGTCTTGACGCGTGAATAAATCCATACAGTCAAAATAAATTAAAAGCTCTAGATCAGCATCGTTTAGGTTATTGTTTTTACAAGCCCACTTTCTTACAATGCGATAATGCTTAAATAAGCCAATGTCTTTAATGTCTTTGGCTTCTAGCTTTCTCATAGAACTATAACGACATCTTGCTGCTTTATAACTAATAGAACTTCTTCGTCTATTTCTATATTAAAGCCAGCATGCTTGTCATAATATATAGTATCACCTGCTTTAACTCCGTTTACCAGATCTCCAGCAGATTTAATAATACCTTTGCGGTATCTTATGTCTTCTTTAATCTTGTCTGTCAAAAGCAGCCCACCTTTTGTTTTAGTGGGCTTTTCTTTTATTTCTTCTATTACTAAAAATATACCTATAGCTTTCATTACTCTCTCATGTTATTAATTACACAATCAGTTGAGAGTATTGTTGTTGCTACAGATACTGCGTTTTTTAATGCAGTTTTAGTAACTAATACTGGATCTATAATACCAGCTTTAATCATACTTACTTGTTTACCAGTTACAACATCTATACCCCAGCCTTTTTTACCTGCAAATATATCTGTATCTAAACCAGCATTATTTAGTATTGTTTTATAAGGCGACTTAATTGCCTCTATAAATATTTTTTCGCCTTCAGTTTTACCGCTTAGCTTTTGCGCAGCATTAAGTAAAGCTATACCACCGCCAGGCACTATACCTTCTTTTACCGCCGCTTTAGTAGCGTGGATCGCGTCATCAACACGATCTTTCTTTTCTTTTAGTTCTACATCAGAGTTAGCACCTACAGTTATAACCGCCACATTTCCTGATAATACGCCTAAGCGTTCTTGTAGTTTTTCGGTTTTTAAACTGGGTGTATCACTATTGAGTTGATCCTCTATAGTTTTAATTCGTTCTTTTGCAGCATCTGGTATGCTTGTGACTTTTAAAACTGTAGACTTATTGTCTGACACAGCTTTTTCACACTCACCTAACATATCGGGTGTTATAAGATCTATATCATCTCCAAACTCTTCGTTAATGTGAGTAGCACCAGTTACTGCGGCTATATCATCTAAAAAGTCTTTTTTCCAAAAGTTAAAACCTGGAGGCGCGACTACATTAGCTTTTATATTGCCTTTAATTTTATTCATAACTAAAGCACTCATCGGTTGTTTTTCAAGTTCACCGATTATAAGTATGCTTCTGTTATTTTGTACGGCATATTCTAATACTGTTTGTATTTTTCTTACCGTTGTTATTGGTGATGACACCAATAGTACTAGAGGTTTTTCTAGTGTTACATTTTGTTTAGTTACATCTGTTACAAAGTTTGGATTAGCAAACCCTTGATTTATCTGAGAACCAGATACAACTTCAACACTTGTTTCTTCAGCGCCGTCTGAGTTCATAAAAACTGTACCGTTTTTACCTACTTTTTTAAACGCTTCACCTATAATAGAACCTAGCTCTGTATCATTGTTAGATGATATCGTAGCTACTTGGTCAATCATATCGCCTTCAACTGGTATAGATACTTTATCTAAGTACTCTACAGTTTTTTCGTATGATTTATTTATATCGTTTTTAATATCTCTTAGAGAGCTTTCATAGCCTTTTGCTTGCTCTAGTATTGAGTGAGCTAATACTGTGGCGGTAGTTGTACCATCACCAGCTTCGCTTACTGTTTTTCTAGCGGCTTCTTTTATTAAAGTTGCACCTATGTTTTCTACTGGATTGTGCAAGTTTACTGAGTTAGCAACAGTTACACCATCTTTAGTTATCATAGGTCTTCCCATGAAGTCTTCTAAGATTACACATTTACCGCTAGCTCCTAATGTAGAGCTAACGGCTTGTGTCAATTTGGTAATACCAGCGAACACTTTGTCTTGGGCATCGCTGCCAAAGTTTAAGTGCTTCACTATTTCTTGTGAGTTTTGCATTGAATTAAATTAAATTAAATTGAAATTACTACTTAAATGTTTTAACTACTTTTGGGCCTTTTAAATAGTCGAGCTTTTTTGCGTAATGCTCAACTGAACTGTCAATTGCTTGTTCAGCGCCTTCAATAGTTTCTCGACGAGTAACGTCGATCCAAGTCTCTTTATTAGGGTCTTGATATTCGGTTTGATAAAATCCATTAGGTAGCTGCACTATTCGCCAACTGGCTTTATTAGATACATGCTCCCATAATTGTTTGGTTTCATCGGATATTTGTGGTTGACTACTCCACGATTGAGTCTGGTAAAAAAACGTCATTGGTTTTGGTTTTAATTATTATTATTTGGTTTGCTCTTACCCGAGCAGGGTTTACTTCTTTTTAGCTTTAGCTTTAGCTTTAGCTGTTTTAGATAAGTCTTTCATGTGAACTAATGGCTTACTGGTTTTAGTATGTGTCTTACCAGTATGTAATTTACCATTAGACATTTTGTGACTAGCACCTTTCCATTCAGTTCCGTTTTTTAAATAATGTTTTACACCTTTCATAATTTATATTCTGTTTAATCTATAAGTTATACTTCTAGGACTTCCACTTTCACCTTTTGCTAATCTCAAAAGTCTACCTTTTAAAAGATCAGGGAGTAAAAGAATTTCAATTTCACGAGCAGATATTTCAATTCCATTATCTGCTTGTAAACTAGAGGTTATTTGCTCTAAATTAGCCCCAAATTTACGTCCAGATATTATAGCCATAATTAACCTAAGAAGATCATCTTTTCTTTTAAACTCAGCCGCTTTATTTTTCAAGGCTTTCTGAACTTTAGATAACTTTTTTTTCTTAAGAGCCTTAGCTCTACGTTGCTCTATACTCATTATTTTTTCTTTTTAGTGCCTAATCTTTTATTTACTATATTTCTAGTTGTAACCATTTTTTTAGCATAGCTAGGTTTTTTCTTTCTGTTAAATACTATCTGCTGGTTTAAGCTACCAATAATAGCTCTTTTGTTACGGCGCCGAGATTTAATAAGCCATGTTGCAAGAGAACTAGGCGACAAGCTTTTAAACTTACCTTTAGCATCTGCATACTTAGAATCTTTCCAAGTAGGTCTTTTAGCTGGCATAATTACTTTTTATCTTGGTAAGCTTTTGGCTTATACATTTTAGCGCCATAATCCATTTTAGGCTTATCACCACCGTACATCATAGGCTTGCTACTATTGTAATCCATAGCCTTAGCCATGTCTTGAGCCATTTTTGGAAAATTGCTACTGTCTACAACTTTAGGCATAGCCATTTTAGCTCTAACATCCATCATTTTAGCTTTACCTACATACTGTAGCTCTGGGTTTTTTTCAGCTAAAGCTTTTAATCCTGCTGATTTAGGTTTCATATAAGAAGATTCGTCTACGCTTCTTGTCATTTTATTTATTGCTGGCATAATATTATTTTTTACGTTTATATATTTGTTTTAGTTTTTTTTCTACTGATTTTTCCCAAGGAAGATCTCGTCTTCTAGTATCAATATGCTTCATAGGTATTGTTACCATTTTTTTACCATCTTTAGGCTTGTATTGATACTTGTTCATATCAAACTTCAGCACACCGTCTCTTATTTGCTGCAAATGCAAGCGTTCGTGCATTACAGCTTTAGCTTTTTGTCTAGCGCTAAGATTTTTATTAATCTCTATAACACCGTTCATATCTATCATACCCCATACTTTTTTAGGTAGATCACGTTCGAAAACTATAGACTTTTGCTCAGAGTGCTCAGCGTTGAAGCCAAGCACTTCTGGTATAGTTTTCATTTTAAAAGCCATATTTATGATGTTGCAAATGGCGTAGCTTCAGAGCCTCCTGATTGTACAACTTCACCTCTAATATGCCAAACATCAGTTGCCATGTTAGTTATAGTAAAATGACTTCCAGGTTTTCCAGTAGCTACACCTGTTATGTTTACAGCGCTAAAGTTGTCACTAGCTTGCGCGTTCCATATACTAGCGCTCGCGTCAGCGTCAGAGTCAACTGAGTGTATTGATCCTAATAGTTTTTCATTACTTGTATCAGCACAAACTACTTTATGTGCATTTGAGGTAACTTGAGCTGCTATAAAGAAATGAAAGTAAACACCTGTTAAATCTCCACCACCAGAATCAGGTAGTGAAATTATAGCTCCATCAGCATCATTGAAAACAAATGTTTCACCCGAGTTGTTAGCCGTTATTGATGTATTACTTGTAATAGCAGTAACAGGTGTTCTAAGTCCAAAAACTTTTGCATTAACTGTAGAAGTATTACCGATTACAGTTGAATTAGCTCCTAGACCTGCGCCTGCAGAACCTATAACTATTTCATTGTCTGTAGTAGCAGAACTTTTTTCCGCGTTGTAACCAATTACAATGCTGCTATCACCAGTTGTGTTTGTGTTACCAGCCAAGGTTCCTAAGAATACATTGAAATGGCCGTCTGTATTACTAAGACCAGCTTGAGAGCCTACAGCAACGTTTTTAGAACTACCAGCTGAAGCTGATGCTTGAGCTGCAAGAGCATTGTAACCTATAGCTACGTTTTCTTGTCCAACTATTTCATTATACAAAGCCCCAGAACCTACTACGGTGTTTTTAGCAAATGACTGACCGTTTGCACCTGCACGATAACCTATAAATGTATTATCAGTCCCGCTATTTTGTCTTTGTCCAGCTTGATATCCAACGGCTACAGAGTTAGGAAATTGAGCTGATACAGCTGAAAGCGCTTCATAACCTACAGCTACTACTTTTGATGCGTTTGAGGATGTAGCTAAAGATTCAAATCCAATAGCAACGTTTTGCAAGCCAGAAGATATAGCTTGACCAGCTTCAGACCCAACAAAAACGTTTTCCTGTCCAGTTGTTAAAGCTGTTCCAGCTAAATGACCTATAGCAGTGTTATTATCACCACTGGTTAAAGAATCTAAAGCACTTAAACCAAGGCCAACATTAAATTCGGCACTTCCAGATGGCGCTGTTAAATGTCCTACTAATAGAGAAGTATCTTGATTAACAAAGCTTATACCACCAGCGGCAGAGCTCCATTCTAGCACATTACCAGAAGACGGCACTTGTAATACCTGACCAGCTGTACCAGTAGCGGTTGGAAATTGAAAGTATGTACTTCCTGAAGTATCACCACTTTTTAAGCTACTTTGTAT